GCGATATCATCAAAGACCTGCTGAAGATGGCAGAGGCCGAGCAAAAGGTTCATTACCGGATGGAAGTGCGGGAGGCCGCGCTGTATATCGAACGGTACCAGGATTTATATGTACAGAGCAAGGTTGTGGACATTGTGGGAAGTTTCAACAGTTCCTACAGCATCGAAGAGATGGCGAACCGTATTGTCGTCGTCTCCAGCTCCGAAAAGAATCAACAGATCGTAGCGGAAAAGTCGGACGCCAATTCTGTGCGCACCTATGGACAGATTACCAAAATCGAGAAGGTGGAGGACAAAAAGATGTCCCAGGCTGCGGAAATCGCCGCCAACAAGTTGCTGGATAAAAACTCCGTAAAGCGTTCCTTCTCTGTGACCGTACTCGGCTCCGATGCGGTCCGGGCAGGGCGCATGATGGTGTTTAACCAGCCGGAAATAAATCTTACCGGCGCATTCCTGGTAAAGAACTGCACGCACAACTTTGACGGTAACAAACACACTATGCGGTTAGATCTGGAGGTGTAGGATGGCAGAAAGTTGGGAATACAAACTGGCCGGCGAATTTAAAAGCCGGGACAATCCGAAACCGTTGGGTGCCTGCATCGGTAAGGTGGAATCGTTGGAACCGGTGATCATATCCATCCAGTCCGGCAAGTTTATGTTGCAAGCGTCACAGATCTACATCTGCAACCAGATTCTGGAGCGTGAGACCACGTTCCGGGACTACATTGCGGATCAGGAACAGAGCGGGTCATTTAACTGCGGACACCATCAGGATGCAAGCTATTCTGCATCCGGTGACATCGAATGTAACGGCCGCGTACACCTGAACGAAGTGTGGCAGGTGGGCGATTATGTCATGGTGGTTCCGGATGAGAGCGGCCAGCATTACTTTATTGTAGATATCCTCCGGAGGCCGGAGGGACACAACCCATCGTTGGGATAAGGGGGTGAGCTGATGTTTCCGAGTGACGTAGACCTGAGCAACGTTACTTACACCAGTACCGAACAGGCGACCAACGCGCTGGATCTGACGAAGCTGGGGCAGTCCCTGGCATTCGATTATGATACCAACACATTCGTTATCGTCGCCGGTACGAATAAAATCCCCACAAAAATCGATTCCATCAAACAGTGGATAGAGCTGTTTATCAGGACAGAGAAGGACAGATACAAAATATATACCGATGAATTCGGCTGTGATTTTTCAGATCTGGTAGGCTGGCGGCTTCCGCGTGGCTATCAGGTATCGGAAATCATGCGCCGGATCAACGACGGTATCCTGTCAAAATGTCCGTGTGTATCCAGTGTCACTGATTGGGAATTCAATGCGGGGACGTTTTCCTTTACAGTAACAACAGATACCGGAGAGGAGGTAAGAATCAGTGAGTAACAACAAAAATGTTGATGATATCCATGCTGAACTCTTGGAGAACATCAGCGATATTTACCAAAAATCAGAAGGGTTCCCGGTATGGGACATTTTGCGGGCGTTCGCATACGGCTTAAAAAGTTTATGGGACAAGGTGTTCCAGGTAGAGGCCCAGCTGGATGTAGACAACATGACCGGGAATGACTTGGACCGTTTCGTGTTCCAGCGCAAGGGCTTAACCAGGAAACCGGCCAACAAGTCCGTCGGCGTGATCCGGATCGTGACCGGTGAAGGCACGATTACCGAAGGGGATTTATTCGCGAACGCGAACGATGTCAGGTTCGAAGCGTTGGAAACCAAAGAGGTGGTCGCCAATGACACGGTCGCCATCCGTGCCATCGTGGCAGGTGCTTCCGGAAACCTGCCTGCCGGAACCATTACAGAGATGCCGGTTACCATTACCGGTATTGCGGAAATAATTAATGATAATCCGACGGTGGACGGCTTCGATGAGGAAGACGATGATGCGCTCCGGGACAGATACTATGAAGCGCTGCAGGAACCGGCCACGTCCGGTAACGTTTATCATTACAAACGCTGGGCGAAGGAAGTCTCCGGTGTAGGGGATGCCAAAGTATTCGGCCTGTGGGCAGGCGACAACACGGTGCAGGTGGTAATCATCGACAGCGATCACAAAGTTCCGTCAGCCGAAACGGTGGCACGGTGCCAGGAGTACATTGACCCTGAAATTGCCGGCAGCGGCGAAGGGCAGGCTCCGGTCGGTGCATACTGCACGGTAACGGCAGCGACGGCTCTGGAGGTCAACATTGAGACTACGTTGGATTACACCGGCGACGAAACCATCATCCGGACGGAAATCGAAGAAAAGGTTACAGAATACCTTGCGGAAATTGCGTTCCAGATAAATTATGTATCCATTGCAAAGATTGGCGATATGATCCTCGACATTGACGGCGTTAACGACTATCTGGATCTGGAGATCAACGGAAGTGCTTCCCGCGTTCCGATCCCGGAGAAATCAGTGGCGATTCTGGGGACGGTGACCATCCATGCGGCTTAATTCTGATAATACCATCGTAACCTCCAGCGACAGTAACCTGAGGCTGTCCGTGTTCTCCAGCAACTATTACCTGCGGGACACGGACGTTGCGGTATTCACTGTCAACGGGACGGCTTATCCCTGTAGCATTACCCAGCGGGTATATATCAACGTAGATTTTGACGTGACGCTTCCGGAAGGGACTTACCAGTACGACCTTGCGATTACCCGGGACGGTGACAAGACCATTACCATCATGAATGGTGACTTTATCGTCAAAACATCGCTGAAAGGTTACCTGCTGAGCCTGATTAACAGACTGTACCGGACAGACCCATGGCTGAATAACTTGTTTGATGCTGCCGGCATGGCACTGTCCGAAGTCGGCGCGTATGTGGACATCATCTGGAATGACTATTTCTTCGATACCTGCAGCGAGACACGACTCCGGGATTATGAAAAGGAAGCCGCCATCGTCCTGCCGGGTGGCCAGACATTAGATGAGCGGCGCTCCCAGCTGCAGGCAAAATGGCAGGGTGCTTCCAAGTGTACGCTGGAAGCCATGCAGGCGGTATGTAATGCATGGAGAGATGCCACCATTAAGCTGGAGTTCATAAACGGGCGCATCCGGGTGACATTCATATCGCCCATCGGCGTACCGCCTGATCTGAACGCGCTGCGGAAAGCGCTGGAAGAGGTAAAGCCGGCGCATCTTGCAATAGAGTATCAGTTCCTGTACAAGACATGGGGAACCGCAAAGCAGGCGGGCAACTGGTCGGTTCATTATGATAGCGGAAACGGTATCTGGAATGATTTAAGAGCGAATGAATAAGGGGTGAAAAAATGGCAATAGCTAAAACTACCTATCTTGAATTGAACAAGCCGGACTATGATGCTGTCGCCGATATTACGGTGCTGAACGCCAACGCCGATATTATTGACGAGCAATTTGATGGCACTCATCTGGTGGCAAGTGTAAACGGAGTGACACCGACAGGCGGCGCAGTCGACATTGACCTGGGTGTTACGTCTGTAAACGGAATGACCGGCGACGTCACCGTCACGGAACGGAGCATTAAACAGCTGATAGATATCATTTATCCGATTGGCACGTATTATGAAACAACTGACAATACCTTTAATCCGAATACTGCATGGGCAGGGACTACATGGCAGAAGATTACCGACGGCCGCGTCCTGATCGCAGGCGGTGGGGATTACACTGTCGGAAGTAACTACGGCGAAAAGACACACAAGATTACCACTGCCGAAATGCCGAGCCATAAACATAGTGCCAGCACGGCGAACAACGGGGCACATACACACACCCGCGGCACGATGGACATTACAGGTTATCACGATGCAAGTGATGCTGAGTCTGGCCATTATGGCGGAGCGTTTTATTTTTCAACGCACACAACAACACACAACCTACACGAACTGGGTGGCTCGACGAATGTTGTTGCCAACTTTAAGGCGAGCAGAAACTGGACGGGCGAAACATCATCCGACGGCGCCCATAATCACAGCGTTACGGTTGGCAATACTGGTAACGGTACTGCTATGAATATGTTACAGCCTTCCAAAGCTGTGGCACGCTGGCTGAGAACGGCATAAGGAGGCGGCAGGATGATAAGAATCGATGAAAACGGTATCACCTGCACAAAGGGCGATATATTCAACCTGCTGATGGCCGTCGAACCGTGGGACGTTAATGCAACCTATACCTGCACGGCAACTGTGGGAAGTGGCATCGTGAATTTCACCTGCTCGCTGTTCCGCAATAAATATGTGAGGGTATACAGCAATAATATGAACCTGTCGAAGGGTATCGGAACTATCGTAATGACCAAGGACGGGACGGAAGTCATGAACCGCCCGTTCATCGTTGAGGAGGTGGCGCACAATGGCTGACACATCAGTTAAGTTGAGTGGTACTTATGACAGCATCGAAGCATATAACATAATGTTAGAGATGCAGAATATGAGCGCCGATTATGAGGCTATCAGGACGGAAGCAGCTGCGGCTGCAAGTACAGCGACGGCCGCAAGTACAGCGGCAACAAACGCTATCAATGTGGCAAACACGGCCGTAAGCAATGCACAGACCTACGCTGGCAACGCAAATGACTCAGCGGGTGAGGCGGCTGGCTATGCGTCCAATGCCGATACAAGTGCTACGAATGCGGCAAGCAGCGCCACAGATGCTTCCAACAGTGCAGCAGCTGCTGCGACCAGCGAAACCAACGCAGCGGCATCTGCAAGCTCTGCGGCAGCCAGCGCGGCTGTGGTTAATGGCGCGTTACCGTTATCCGGCGGCACGATGACAGGAAACATCACACTCGCTGATGGTGGTAATCCTCTATCTACCGCAGGCGGCACGATGACAGGAGACATTTTATATAACGGACTTACAAATGACGTGTTTCACGTTGGCAGAACCCAGGGCGACGGAAGTTACGATATTGGCTGGTTTAACGGAAACAATGGCGACGGGGCAAACATAGCGTTACGTTCTGCTGAATTTGCGGGGAGTGGCGACGCTGGAGAGTTTATTCTTATTGCGAAGAGTAACTCTGCATCTAAAAATTTCCTTGGCAAACCCGATGGCACGTTGACGTGGGCAGGAAAAAATGTTCTTACTGACAATGTGGAAAATGTTGGTATAACTACTGCTATCTCATTTAAAAGCGGATACAACGAACGAGGCGGTGTTCTTCGTATCGTTGGTGGCACTATTGTCCAATTAAAATTAGGTTTTAACATTACAAGCAGTGTTACGGCAGGAACAGTAGCAAGCATTGGAACACTTGCGAGTGCATACAGACCACCTAACGATGCGTTTGGTGGTAGTGCAGACGGAAATTTGTATGTTTCAAATGATGGAAATATGCAATTCCGCTTTTTCTCGAACAAGAGTGCAGGAAGTTGGGCTTGGTGTACTGT